GTGTGAGTGCATTTACTCCCATGCCTAATGCTAAACTACCTACATCTCTTTTTGTAGGCATATATTCTTCTAAAGCACCTAACCCAAGATTGTCTAATAACCCAACATCATTGTTGGCTGCTTGTTCTAATCCTGTTTGAGTGTTTGCTGACATTGTATTTGTATTTAATAACCCTTCATTAATAGATGGTATTTCTAAAAAACCTCCAGTATTTTGCATTTGAGCTTGTCCACCGCCACCCATCATATTTCCTAAACTTCCTTCTGATGCAGTAAAAGTGCTAGGGTCAATATCTATTGCATCCTGAATAGGATTAAAGCTACCAAAAATACTGCTACCTCCCCCACCCAATGCTGCATTACTTGCAGCTTGTTCTAATCCTGTTTGTGCTAAATGAGATGGCATAGTTGATGCGGCAGTTGTTGCTGGACTCATAGCACTACCAAATCCTGCTGTTGCTCCACCTAGTGCTGCACCTTTTAATGGATCTTGACCCATTGCGTATGAGCTAATTGCTCCTATACCTGCTCCAATTAATATTGGTTTAAGCATTATTTACCTCCCCCACTTGAAGTAGAAGTTTGATTAACTGGAGCTGGTGCTCCGTATGCTGCTGACAAGTAAGACTCTAGTTTGTTGTAAGGTTTATTTTGTCCAAACTCAAATCTACCAATATCTGCATTTAATTTATCTTTTGCATATTGTTCTTGAGTTTGACCTATTTTAGCTAATTGATTTATGTCTGTATAATCTGCTGCTGCCATTTGTGGAGCTTGTGCAATAGCGGCATCTTGTCTTGCTCTTTCTGCACCAAAGTTACTGTAAGCTAATTCCGCTGCTCTGTTAGTTAAAGAGTTTGCTAGGTTTTCTGTTGCTTGTGATTCCATTTCGCCCATAGCACCTGAACCATATCTACCAGAAGCTGCTGTTCTGCTACCAATATCTCTAATAGCTTTATTAAATTCATTTACAGCAGGAGTTGCTGCACTTGCCATCATTGCAGAAAAATATGGATTACCTGCTGATAGTCTATCTCCACTAATTGTGCTTAATTGCTGTGCTTGAGCTGCTGGTACTAATGGACTACCAGTTCTTGCTCTATCACCTGCTAAACCTAATGCTTCTGTTGTTGCTCCTGATGCTGGAACATAAGTTGCATCTGGGTAATATTCTGGAGAGTCAGCTCCATATAAAGTCTTTGCTTCATCTAAACCATAGGTTATGTATGGCAAGATAGCAGGGTCAATATTTTGTGTAGTTTGGGTTGTCTGGCCACCACCACCACCTTTCATTTGAACCAATCCTGTTTTTAAGTTAATGCTACCCTCACCCCCTACGGATTTAAGAAGTTTATCTTCAAAGTCATTAATATGAGCTAGTTTAGTATCACCTTCAATACCATAACCTGCTACATCTTTTAAGAGCTTTTTAAGTAGCCATACTTTAAGTTTTAATATCATTGTTGTTCCTATGTTTAAATGTTAGTGTTGCTAAATAAGCTCCGCAAGGAGTTCCAAAATAACCTATATGTTTTCTTTTATTGTTGATTCTTCTTTGTGCTACATAAGGTCTAGTTTTGTTACTATTGTCTATAGAAAAACCTTTTGGGATAGTTCTTCTTGCACAATTTTGTAGATTAGTAACTAACTGTAAATTTTCTAATCTATTATCAAAGCCGTTATTGTTAATATGGTCTATCTGTAATTTTTTAGGTATATCTCCATTGTGCATTTCCCAGATAATTCTGTGAACACGATAAGTTTTTCCTTTATGCGTTGTTCTAATATAATTTTTATCTTTCCATCCAACCTGTATATTTTCTTTAGTTAGTAGCAATCCATCTTTGTAATTATATTTTTTGTTCCAATTAATCATTCTAGTTTCAACTCCATTAATTGATATTTTGTTTCATAACCATATAGCCTGTTCCATAACCTAGCTATACTGTCATATTTTGTAGATCCTTGTATTGCTGTACCACCATTTTGTTTGACCCAAGTTTTAAATTGTTCAAACCCTTTTTTTGTTACCATGCCACCTTCTTTTTTTGTACCGATATAAGTTATGTAACAAACTCTTTCGTGTGGGTACATAACCCATTGCACAGTCAATGCACAATAACAAACGTCATCTTTCATAAGTAAAAGAAGCTGTTGTTGTCCTTGTGCTACTGTAAGTTTAAGTGTGTCGCTGCAAAATTCGCCATCACCTTTTTCTAAAGCTCTATTTAATATTGGTTCTGCAAGATACCAAAATCTTTGCACTTGGTTTGTAGGAACAACATACAATTTCATAATTTTTAACCGACTATTATATAATCATATGTTACATCAGTATGAGATGTATTTCTATGCCCTATAATAAAGCTACCTTTGGCTTTTGTTTTAATATATGTATGGTCTGACTCTGCTGCTGCATTTGCAGTTCTTGATGACAATACGATAACTGAATCAAAACCTGCTCTTTCATTATTAACTGTAGTTTCTGTAGATGATGTTGCTAAAGTAAAAGTACCACTATTATTAGTCTTGCCATTCATGGCATTATTAACTACTTCTGCTACAGCTCTAGGGTCACCACCTTGATACGGAAGTGTACGATACATTCTAGGCATTAGAAAAAACCTCTTTGTTTAGCATAAGACTCATAAGTATTAGGCACTATTTTATTTCCTAACAAAGTAACATCACCTCTGGCTATTGCTTCTTGAGCTAATCTCATAGTATCTTCATAAGATTTACTTTGTTGTCCTATTTGTATTCCAAGCTGATTGTTATATAAATCCATTTCTTTTTCTTCTTTTGTTTGTAATGGATGAGCTGATCCTAATAAACCAAAAGGCAAAGTTACTTTTTCGTGATAATCACTAATACCTTTAGCTATTGTAGGATTAGTTTTTCTTGCCATTTCTGCTGCCCATAACAAATGTCTATAAGCATCTGCTTCGCCACCTATGTTTACTTTAGAAGTGTCGCCATATAGATCACGAGACTCATTTATATATCTGTTCCCTTCCATTGTGCCTAATATATCTTTTAGTTTATTAAACCATTCCATTATCTATTGCCTTGTGGTTTTACATCTACATCTACTGCCATAGCTGTTGTCCAACTTCCTGTGGGTTGAACATTAAACCTATGATACCTACCTGCACTCCTTAAACTACATCTACCCTCTGTTGTAGCAGGAACAAATGCACTAAACTCAATGTTGTCATCTAATTCTCTACGGCTAGCTACAGCAACCTGTGCTGTGCCGTTATCTATTTGTGGTCTTGCTAGTGTTGCGACAGAGTTATAACCAATCTCTACATCTGTTGTAATAAGTTGTGGTGTTATAGATTCCCCTGTAAAAGTAACAATTTTGTCATCTTTAGTACCTGCAAATAAAAACTTACCACCAATAAATAATCGTGAATCTAGTGATGCTGGCATAGTATCTATATCTGTATAACCTAAACTTGAGCCTAAACTTTCTAATGTCTCACCTAATGTAGCAATAGTACCTACGACATCTGATGTTGTTTCAGCTCTTGACCATTTTTGTAACTGCCAATTATAAATAAGTATTCTTCTGTTACCATCTACATCTGCATAGTTCCATACTACAAGGTTTTTAACAGGGTCTACAGCAGCACTCATTGTGTTAATATTTGTTAAATCTACTGTGCTTAAAAACCATCTATCTACTTTTTCTAATCCTATGTTTGTTACTGTTTGACCATCTGTAGAATACCATCCATCATCTGATAAAAAGAAAGTAATATTTCCATATCTAGCAACAGAGTTACCCTCTAAACAACCTAATCCACTAGAGATGGTATCAAATTGAAAGAACAATGGCGAACCAACATATGAAGCTCTAACCACAGATTTTTCTAGTAGTATAACCCCAAATTCTCCACCTGTTATTGCTTGAACATTACCACCATCAGGAATTATTTGAAAGTCACTTTGGCTTGTAGCTCCAGAAGTCCAATCTGTTTCATCATTAATATCAGACCATTGAACTTTATCTGGATTTGTGCCTGTACCAATGTTACCTGCAAATACAAAGTCACGAACAACAGCAATGTCTTTAGCTACAGGAGCTGCTGCTGCAACATCTGCAAAGGCAGAAGAAACACCGATAGTCCATGCTTGTATTTTTTGCGTATCGTTACAAGCTAATACTATATTTCCAAATTGTTCAAATTTCCATGTACCATTTCCTGTGTAACCACCTACTTTGGATACATCTGCCAATGCAAGTGTTGCAGTATTTAATTTAAATAATTTTGTAGCACCACCTGCAAACACTTCTACATTAGCTCCGAATTTAGCTACAAAAACACTATTGAGATTTTCAGTAGCAGAATTAGAAAAATCTATCTCACTAGGAAAAGCTCCATAACCAATACCGACAGGATATACATTTTTAGCATCATTTAAACTACCTGCATTAGCTGGTTGGTCTGGTAGCCAGTCTGTAAATTGTAATCTTTTAGTTGTCATACTATCCTGCAATTTCCATAATAGTTATACTTGATGAAGCACGACCATCATTATTAGCAGCATCAGTATCTCTTTCAGACCTATTTATAAATGTTGTACTTGCACCTGCTGGGTTTGATGCTCCTAAAAGTTTGTATGTTGTTGCTGATGTTGTACTAGGTGAATCTAAAAAAGTGCCAGATACACATTGCATTTGTCCTGTATTTCCTGTATTTACTACTGCTATTGCTGTAGTTCTACTTCCTGCTGAAGCTGCTGAACCTATATTAGTAGTGTCTCTATGCAATCTTAAATAGCCATGTCCTGTATCTCCTCCATTAGCCATATTAACATTGTACATAACTAATATTTTGTTTGATGATGATGATGGAGTTATTGCAATACTTAACCCAGTAATATCTTGAAATGTTAAACTTTTTGTTAATGTTTGAGTATCAGTTTTTTGTGCAAAAAGCACTTGTAATACCTTTCCACCTACACCAGTAGCTAGTTTTGCACTTGTAATATTACCATCTGCTATTTTAGCAGTAGTAACATTGCTATCAGCTATTTTAGCAGTAGTAACATTTACATCTGCTATTTTTGCTGTTGTTATATTGCTATCAGCTATTTTAGCTGTTGTTACATTTGCATTTAATATTTTAACAGTAGTAATTGCATCATTAGGAATACTTAAAGTTTCCCAAGTAGGAGTTGAACCTGAACCTGCTGATGTTAAATATTGACCAGAAGTTCCAGAAGCACCATCAACTGTAAAATTACCAGTAACAGCAAAAGTTCCAGAAGATGTAATTGTTCCAGAGCTAGTCCAACCATCACCGCTAGAGCCATCCTGCCAATCTTTAATTTGTGCCATTGTTTCACGAATAGCATTATTAATGGTACTGGGTGGGCATCCCTCATTTATGTTTATTGAGTTTATGTCA